GCGAGAAATTGTTTGAGATCTTGGGTTGATCTTATTTTCCCGGTCAATTCGGATTCCCATTGTAGTTGTTGATCAATGGTTATACCGAAGGCCATCTCAAAATCACATCTGGTCTCAGACGATATGTTTTTGACCTCTGATAGATTTCCGGAGTGCTTGGCCGGGATCTTGTCGACCGATCCGAGAGGTTTGGTTGTTCCCGCTGTTGACAAAATATACAGAGATAGAGCTTGCATGACTGGTACACCAGATGATATGGCTAGTTCACACAGTCCTGTAGATAATCTGAATCTGCTGGCACACTTGTAGAATTTTGAATCACAATAGCTAAGTCTCGACATTGATCTTATAGGAGACTTAACCATAAACCACACTAGCTCCTGGTTTCGCATCACTCTGATGGGAGAGGCTTGGCAATAGCTAATTTCTTGGAAGTTGTGCACGATCCGATCACACTCTGTTTCCATATTAAAGTTATTGAAGAAGTTGAGGTCTTGCAACTTCTTTAATTCCTCTCTTTCCATAAAACACACAGAGTCGTCTCCGTTGACAACCACCCTAAAATTGCTAATACCCGATACCTTCAACCAGGTTACTAACATGGCATAATTTATTATAGAGTTTCCTGTTGAGGTGGTATATTCACCAGACATGCGCTTCGCTTTGGTCTTATACCGAAGCCCATTCTGCGTTCTACCCTTGTTGTTGAATTGCATCTCTAGCAATGTTTTGAGCAAGCTATCCGAGCTCAAGCTCTCCCAGTATTTTTTCTCTATACCCAATAACTCTTCGACATAATGTCCGTCGAAGGATTTGTGATCCAAGCAAACAGCCACAGGCTCTGTAAATGCGTCCCAATGTGTTCGTAGGACGCTAGCACACCCATAGTTGTCCTGTAATTTAGTCAAGATGGTGTTGACTGATTGGCCATTCCACTTTAAATTGGCACTCTTCAACTGTAACTCGTGAGGTAGTATAGATTTTTTGAGTAAGTACAAATACTCAAATGTCCTATACTGAATTAGTCGGGGAGCTTTCCCGGCTGCAAATTTACCTATCGGTATTTTCTCGTATTTAACGAACGCTGATATGCGACTCATCAGTGGATTTAGGTACTCACGCTTGTTGGTTATGTTGTAATGTGCTCTTTTATATCGCGCTTTGATTGACGGTCTGGTATTTTCGATCACAGTTGTATATGGTGCGGCATTGAACGGTTAACTCTCTTGCCATAGACATTATCTCTTTCTCAACACTGACAATGTGTTGGTTTCCGGGCACATAGTTGCTCAGATTTTCGGGATTATGTCGACGGCACAAAGCGTCAAACTCGTTGCATGCGCATTTATTCCAATAGAACTGCGGTTCGCAACCTTCAAAATCATACAATTTTGCATATGTGGATGTTTTATGCAAGCCTATCAAGTTGGTTCGAACCTTGAACTCTGGTCTATTTATATCGCGCGGTGTTGTTCCAATACAGAGACAAGGCAACTTGATGAGGCAATCCTATATCTCCAAGCGTTTAGGAGATAGCCGTAGGTCGGAAAGACGTCTTCCAATGAAGGAATGGTCCTCTGGAATGCCATGCATTTTACCCAGGTTTCCTGTTACGGTCTTGTTTAGGTGAACCATATTGTCCCAGTTGGTCCTATCCTTTATAGTTTGTCTAAACTCGAGCTCCTCCTCACAAACTAGGAATGCGACTTGCACTGCACTAGCTAGTATGGCGAAATCTTGTTCATTATCACAACTGTGCTCGTTCTTGATGAGCCAAAGTCGTGCTTCATTCACCAAGGTATTCATATGGTGATCATCCCTATACTTAA